TCTAACGATCAACGGTGGTGACATTAAGATCTTCGGTGAAGACGGAACTACCGAGAAACTGACGTTTGAAAATTCTAGCGGTGACCTCACAGTTACTGGTACACTATCTGCAGTTGGCGATGGAACCGCAACATTCGGTGGTGACATTACTGTTACAGGAGACGTTACCATCAATGGTGGTGATCTAACGGTCAACGCTGGTGGTGATGAGATCTTCGCAGTTGATAACACTGGTGGCATGACAGTCGCTAGTATTGAGAACTACATCACCAGAACTGGTGGTCGTAAGTGGGAGTACACTGCAGAACAACTTGTTCAAACAGAACCAAATGTTAACTATTTTGTCAACGCAAGTCAAAATACGGTTGTCAAACTACCACCACTAGGTGATTGTCTAATTGGCGATATGATTCGCATTATAGATATAGGTGGACTCCTTACATATAACATGAGCATGATTGTTAGAGCACCTTCCAACGTTAATGTTCAAGGTGGTACTGACAATACTGGAACTGCTTTGATGAGTGGTGTTGCTAACTCTGGCAATTTGGTTAGTGATGGATATGATGGTGGTGAACTGATTGTCCAGACTCCATATGCAGCATTTACGCTAGTCTTTGCTGGATCCGCTACACCAACTGGTCAAACAGCAGTTCCTGGCGGTAAGGTCGGTTGGTATATTGCAGAGGTTTGATACATGTTTTATCAGGAGAGACATGAAGCAAAGGGTGCCGTCATCGGCACCATTATGGCGTGGACTGGGGGATTGAGTGCTATCCCCCATGGTTGGGTTATTTGTGATGGGTCAACACTCGCTGCGGATGAATTTCCTTTACTAGCTGCTACTATTGGTGACTCATATAACATGGGATCTAGTAGTAATTTTACTGGATCATTCCCATCATATAATGGATCGATTACTCTACCAGATCTAAATGGTAGAATGCTGATGGATATTGAGAATGATTATTTTCCTCTTACAGGAAGAGCGGCAGATAGTGATACTGACGCTAGATCTATTATGAGCTCTATTGTTGGTGACAAGAAAGCAAACACTGAAGGAATCGCACTTCGTGGTAATTTTCCTGACATCACGACAGACATTATTTTCGCAATTAGTCCAAATGATAGAACTGGTTATCAAGGAAAAATTACTGGTAACACTATTCTTGCTGGTGAAGGAGAAAAGACAGTATATGTTGCTCCGAGAAAGTTAGGCAGAAAACATATCAGTAGACATAATCACCCAGGAAATGTCACGACTATTAGGAATGACGACCAGAGATTCCCTGGTGATGGTGTTGTTCCTTACTATCCAGTTTCATATACACTATATGTGTCAGCGGTTGACATCGATGGTGGTGGTGACGTTGGTGCTGTTGGTGATGGCGACCTTGTATTCTTTGGTTGGGTAGATAATACTGTTCAAGGTAGAAGTTTTGAAGATCCCACGGAACCAGGTGAAGTTGGAGCCGTTGTAAATGTTCGACCAGGTATCATTGGTGGTTTGTATGAAAACTTCCAATCGGTAAACAATGCACCAAATGCTCCTGCACTACTTTCTTACAGATGGCCAGAGCAGGGATCTGGTGAGATTAGTCCTGATGGAAGAAATCAGGGTATTGCTAACAAAGTTTTTGGTTTATCGTGGTCAGAATCTCCACCAATTAACCTTAAACCAAAGGAATTGAGATATACACCATTGACGCCTGCTTTCCTTGATACAGACAAACACGAGGATGGATACTTTATTGGCGGACCAAATGAACAGACTATTCCTTATGGTGCTGGTGGAAATGAAGTTAATATTCCAGTAGGAATCAAAAATTACTTCAATGATACTCAACCAGAAAATGACATTAGTGGTAGAAGTATGTTGAGTCACCCAGCATATAATTTCACCGCTGATTCTCCTGGTAATGATAAAATTTATCCCCATGATCATGGTGTATTTGATGTTGTATTTGACTCAACCAGATTGAAACCACAGTCAAGTCTTCTTGCTAATGTTAATTTACCCCCTAGCACAAATCCAGACAATACGCAGAATGAAGGAGCATTATCAATTGATTTCACTACTGCACAACCCAAACTAACCTGTATATACATCATCAGAGCATACTAATGGTAAGGTCTAAATCTACTAACTACACAAGAAATAAGTCTTTGTTTGGTGGTGTTCCTGGCACCATCCAGATTCACACGACCCCTGGTATTGGTGTTAATAATGATCCTAACACAGCAAAATTTAAAGATGATTTGCCTGGCGGATTCTTGAAGTGTGATGGATCGGTACACAATGCAAAAGATTACTATCTGCTAGCACAGATTCTCGGTGTTGGTGAAGAGTGTAGATTCAAGAAAGAGAAAACAAATTTAAGAGATCCAGATCCAGAGACAGGTGATCTTGGTAGTTTTCAGTTGCCAGATTTAGGATCTAAAGTTATTATTCCTAGTGGTGGTAGCGGAGACTATACTAATGTCTTCATGGAAAATAAACCCAACACAACAAAGGTTGGTGTAGAGTGTGAAGCAATCATTGAAGGCGAAGCGAATAGAATCTTTGTCAATTATACTTCTGGTTCTGCTAGTAATAATGGTATCGCTACTTGGAGTGGATACAATGGATCTGTAGGTGGCGGTGGTGCTATTACAGGATTCTTAATGCGTCAGGTAACAACCGTGGATGGTGGTTCTTTGGCCAATCAAGGTGGTTCTACATGGTCGGGTGATGAATTTGGTGATTATGGTTATAGACTTGCTCCTGGTAATACTGATACCAACTGGTGGAATAATGAGTTTGAAAATATCACAGGAGACTTTAGAATCAGGATCAACAACGACACCCAATCAGATCGACTAACTGATGGTGTTGGTGCTGTCATGAATGTCACCATCGAACCTAACGTTAGACCAAATGGTGAATTCAATAGATCAAAAATTAGACTTAATGCATATGTTAATGGTCAGAGAGGATCTGGATATAAAGTAGATGACGAGTGTTCGGTTGTTGAGTGGGATGACCTGGCAGGAACAGGTAATAGAATTTTTAAAGTTACATCAGTTTCTGCACCTCTTGGAGCTGAAGGATTTCAAACAGGAACTACTGATCAGTGGTTCTACAATAATGCTGGTTCTGAATTTTGGCAGGACACGGGAAGTCAATATGATTATTGGGAAGATGATAATGATTTTGTAGAAGAAAATTTCCAGATGCAAGGTGGGTCTGGCGCTGGTGCAGTATTCAAGATTCGCATGCAAGGCGATGAAGGTGGCAGAACAAAGTGGAAGATTCTTGCCATCATTAACCCTGGCGAAGGATATCAAGCAGGTGATAAACTATCCTGGAACTTCAATACACCATGGCGCATTGAAAATGGACATAATGGAAGTATTTCACTCGAAGATGATAATGGTGATGGTGTAGTTAGGGTAGATGGAACTAGCTTTGGTGCATTGCAAGCTGGTATGGAAGTGGAAGGATCGTCTTCAGATATCAACTTCAATGGAAACTTGAGATATAATATGATCAGAGAGACTGAAGGTTATGTCTTGACTATTGATGAGTTTCAGGCACACTCTCACGCGGTTGATACCAATGTATTGAATTACACTGGAAACTATTCTATTGATGGTCAGGGAATGACAGGAAGTCTCGATACTGCTTTTTCTGCTAACTCTGATGGATATAATAGTATTGATGAAACAACCATCAATATTCCTACTGGAGAAGCAAATCACTCTCATAGACTTCAGAGACCAACAGCATACAACCAAAACTTTGTTTACAATTACAGTCCATTCAACATTTCTACCGACAACATGCAATCATACATTGATGTTGATACAGAAAGAGTTGAAGTATTAAATCAAGTTGTTACTCCATTCATTATGGTTCATTACATCATCAAGTTCTAAACATGGCATGGCAGTGCTACATTTATACATCATCTACTAATTTTTATGTTAGTAATGATGTAAAATATATTTACTACATGGCTGTTGGTGGTGGCGGCGGTGGCGCTCGCCCTAGAGCTGGTTTTGGTAGATCTCCAACGGCGGGTGGATAT